GAATAAGATTAATCCTGATATTTATGATCCTAAAACAGGAAGAACAACTCCAAATCCTCTTAAAGATAAGGGATCTGGTATCTCTACTGCTGATGCTAAAGCTTACTTAGCAGGTTTAGACCCAGCCAAAAAACAAACCTTAGAAAATATTGCTAATAAGTTTGATCAAATGGTTAAAGGTACACAGCAAATTTTAATTAATTCTGGTGCAGAATCTGCTGATACGATTGCTAAATGGAATAAAACATATAAACATTACGTTCCTTTATTCCGTGTTGAAGATGAAATGGCAAGACCTTCTGGTCTGGGCGGTACAGGCCAAGGCTTTGGTACTCGTGGTAACTTTAGCAAACGTGCTATGGGTTCAGAAAAAGATGTTCAAGACATCTTAAGCAATATCATTGCTCAACGTGAACGTGCTTTAATTCGTGCTGAAAAGATTAGAGTAGGTCGTGCTTTATACGGCCTAGCTATACAAAGCCCTAATCCAGACTTTTGGATGCCAATCAATCCAGATGCTATTAAAAGCAAAAAGCAAGCAGTTGCTGAGTTAAGACGCATGGGTATTCCTGACGCTGAAGACGTAGTGAACAATTTAATGAGAGAACCTCAGGAAAGATATCTTAGAAAGGTACAAGTTGCCGAAGGTGGTATTGAACCTGAAGATGACTTTGACTTTGACTCAGGTTTACCTGTAAATGAAAGCAAAGAAGTTGTAGCTTCTAAAGTTAACGTCATGGCACGTTACAAAGATTTTGTATTCCCAGTACGCATCAATGGCAAGGATAGATATATATTCTTTAATAAGAATGATCCAAGAGCATTACGCATGGTGCAAGCATTAAAGAACTTAGACGTTGAGAACTTAGGATGGGCTGTTGGCATTGCTGGTAAATTTACTCGTTGGTTTAAAAATGTAAATACACAATACAATCCAGTCTTTGGACTAGTCAACTTTATTCGTGACTCTGGTGGCGCATTACTTAACTTAACCAATACAGAAATTGCAGGAGAGCAGGTTAAAGTTCTTGCAGGTGCTTATAAAGCAATGGGTGGTATCTTAAACGTACATCGTGCTGAACGTAAAGGTAAGCCTCCGTCTACTGGGCCATGGGCTACATTATACCAAGATGCTCGTACACAAGGATTCCAAACTGGATATCGGGATTCATTGATTCGTAATCAAGAAGAAATGCAAATTATTGAGCATACCCTTGAGCAGTTTAAAGATGGCAATACCAAGAAGGCTTTCTACTCAGTACTTGGTGGTTTAACAGACTTCAATGATATGATGGAAAATTCCATTCGCCTATCTGCTTATAAGGTAGCGCTTGATAAAGGTTTGTCTAAACAAAAGGCAGCAATTATAGCCAAGAATTTAACAGTTAATTTTGATAAGAAGGGCGCATGGACTGCTCAGGTGAATGCACTTTACGCATTCTTCAACGCATCTATACAAGGTACTGAACGTATCTATAGAACAATTACTGGGCCTAAAGGCAAAATAATTATTGGTGGTGGTATTTTAGCTGGTATGGTTCAAGCTGTGATGTTGGCCGCTGCTGGATATGATGATGATGACCCTCCAGAATTTGTGCGTGAAAAGAACTTTATTATTCCACTTGCAGATGGCACTTACTTTACTGTTCCTTATCCATTAGGTTATAACGTATTGCCTAGCTCTGGTCGTATTGTCATGGAATTTATGTTGCATGGTGGTAAAAATCCAGGCAAACATATAGCATCGCTTACATCTGCAGTTATAAATTCAGTCAACCCATTAGGAAGCTCTGGTCTTGCAACACAAACACTTATGCCTACTGTGATAGATCCATTAATCGCTTTTGGTGAAAATAAAGATTCATTTGGCAGGCCTATCTCACGTGAAGATCGTGCTACCTCACCTACACCAGGATACTCAAGATCAAGAGAGACTTCAACAGCATTAGGCAAAGGTATTGCTGAGTTTCTTAATTGGGCCTCTGGTGGTGACAAATATGTTAAAGGTAGAATTAGTCCCACAGGTGATGACGTAGACTTTCTTGCTGGTCAAGTTGGTGGTGGATTGTATCGTGAAATCTCTAAAGCAGCCAAAGCTGTTGGATCTACTATTACTGGAGAAGAGATTCCAGCATATCGCAGACCTATTGTGGGACGATTTATTGGAGAAACAGGATCTAATGCATCAATCTCACAAACCTTCTATGAAAATGTAACTAGACTAACTGACCATGAAAATACTATTAAAGGCCTCAGAAAAGACAAGTTACCTACAGACTCATACAAAGCTAAAAATCCTGAGGCTAGACTATGGCCTAGAGCAAACTCAGTAGAAAATGAAGTTAATGCAATAAACAAACAAAAGCGTATGGCTATTGAAAAGAATAAGCCAAAAGAAGTTATTCAAAGGCTTGATGAGAAAAAAGCACGTATCATGAAACAGTTTAATGATCAGGTTAAGAAGGTGAATGCTGATTAATCTCAGTAATTACCACGTCACACACTCCGCCCTTAGTTACATCCATCCTAGTAATACATAGCTTATCTATTTGAGAATCATTCTCATATGCACCAGCATGCTCTAGGGCATCTAGGAGAGGTTTTAAAACATTATCAACGTCACGCTTCCTATTATCAGGAGGGTATAGGTATACCTCCATATGCAAACGTGCGTTTAAAGTGCCTTGCTGTGCGGAATAGACACATAAAAACACGGCTTCTCTAAACTCTTTTCCCTTCTTTCCTAAAAACTTCTTGGTTCCGACTTGGCCCCAATAATGGTTAACGGTTGGAGGGTATGGTAATGTTAGTTTAATTGTTTTCATATGTGGTATTATAGCAGATGAATTAATATAGGTACAACCTATTGACATGTATTTTATTATATGCCAATATGTTGTTTCATTATATACGAGGATTTGTGTAATGGAACCATTGACAGCGTTAGTTCAAGTAGTATGTTTATTATTTGGTTATATGGATAAACAAGATAAGTTCATGGATGAGTGTTTAAAAACAAAGACTAAAGTTGAATGTCAACAATTATGGAGGGAAAAGAAATGAAAAGATTTATATCAATTACAGAACACCTAATGACAGATCAAAAGTATAACGATCTTATTAAGGATGGCTTTGAGCCTACAGAGTTTATTACATCTATTACTGCCGACCATGCAAGAGATCGTGGGCTGGAAACTAAGGTTAGATGTATAGAAGTAGATTACGACATATTACATGACGTGTATAAGTCAGTAGATACGATTGCTACCAATAAGGCATTTGATGAATTAGGTGAAGTCGTATTAAATAATGATATGTGTGTAGGTGGAAACTGCGAGGCGTAAATGAAGATAACTAATAATTTTAAGTTACCTCAACCATTTCTAAACATAGCTAAGAACCCTAGCTACTCAAAAGGTAAGGCTCATATATCAGCTACAAGTTTACTTAATAGCCCTAAGATTGTGACCTTATTAAAGAAGTATGATGATGAGTTAGAGCAAGACGTTGCAGATATGATATGGTCTATCTTTGGATCAGCAGTTCATAACGTGCTTGAAAAAGGCGCAGATGAACATAACTTGGTTGAACAACGTTTCTTTGCTGAAGTAGATGGTTGGAAAGTATCAGGTGCTATTGATCTTCAAGTGGTTGATCCTGACGGTATCCATATTAAGGACTATAAGACAACATCTGTTTGGGCTGTGATGAATGATAAGCCTGAATGGGAACAGCAACTTAACATCTATGCATGGTTAGTGCAAAAGAATAAGCAAGTGCCTATTAAATCATTACAGATTGTAGGTATTCTTAAAGATTGGTCTAAGCGTGAAGCTGATCGCAAGCCTGAGTATCCACAAAAGAATGTAGCTATAGTAGACATTGCATTATGGACATTTGAAGAGCAAGAAGCTTTTATCAAAGGCCGTATTGCTAAACATAGCGCTGCTGAGTTTGCTTTAGAGACTAATGCTGATCTTCCTGATTGCACGCCACAAGAGATGTGGGAAAAACCACCTGTGTATGCAGTTATGAAACAAGGCAATACTCGTGCTAAGTCTTTACATGAGACACCTGAACTAGCTGATGCCGCATTAAGTGAATTAGGTAATGGTTATGAAATACAAGTTCGTAAAGGTGATAGAACTAGATGTAAAGATTATTGCATAGTGAACAAATGGTGTAAACAATATAAAGATTACTTGGAGACACAAGTATGAGCAAAATACAATCAGATGGGTCTACTGCAAGTTACTATGAACTTCCAGAGGGCGCAAGTGAATTACAAGAATTAATTAGTGCAAAAAATATGAATGCACAAATTGGTGAAATCTTTAGAGCTTGTTATAGATATGGTGAAGTAGCACATAGCCCTATGATACGAGACATAAAAAAGATTTTGTTTTACGCTAAGGCAGAATTAGAACGACTTAATAAACTAGAAAAGGGGAAATAAATGAACGTGTATAAAAAGTTACAACAAGCGAGGTTGAAGTTACAATCATCTTCGCTTAAGAAATCTGGCAGAAATAAATTTGCTGGATATGAGTATTTCGAATTAGCAGACTTCCTACCAACGATTCAAACAATCTTTGCAGAAGTAGGCTTATGTGGGACTGTATCATTTGGTACAGAGATAGCATCATTAACCATCGTGGACACAGATGCAACGGAAGCAACACAACCAAACTTTGTGATCTTCAGTTCACCTATGTCTACGGCTGAGTTAAAGGGCTGTCATGCAATTCAAAACCTTGGGGCAGTGCAGACTTATTTGAGACGCTATCTTTGGGTGGCAGCGATGGAGATAGTTGAACACGACTCTCTTGACGCTACTACAGGAAAAGATGACTCAAAAAAAGCTGAACCTACAATTGAAAGCCCACGCATTGTAGGTAAAGGTGGTGAGTGGCAAATAGACGCACCTGAGTATATGGAATCAGATGCAATCGCTTGGCTGAATCTTATTCAGGATAGCACAACCATGTTTTTAGGAATGTGTACCAAAACAGAAGATGTAATGAACATATTCAAAAAGAACAAGGCGTTATTTGATAAGCTAAAAGAGGTAGATCCTGAGACCTTTGGCAAAACGATGGAACAATTTACATTAACTAAAAACAAAATCGAAGGGAAGTAATCATGGCAGAACAAAGACCAAACAGCGGTACATTAGGTAAAAATAGATATAAAGAGAAAGATAATCAACCTGATCTTACAGGCAACATTCATGTAGATCGTAATTTGCTTATTGATTTATTATCTAAAAACAAAGATAGTGCTTTAATCAACCTACGTGTATCTGCTTGGAATAAGCAAAACAACTCCACAGGCGAAGGCTTTTTAGGTTTAGCTGTATCAGAACCTTTACCTCCAAAGCAAGCAGCTGGTAAGAATCCCTGGGAGGCTTAATGGAAACTATTCAGTTTGAAGGTATTAAGGTTGCCCTTAAACAAGATAAAACTGGATATGTTCTAACGCTTTCTATGCATCCTGACGACATCCCTGAGAGTTTACTTAGGGATTTTGTCGGTGCTAGATACCAAGTGGTAATGGTTAGATTAGATAGTCATGAGGCTCCAATTGATCGTCAAGACGAGTTCTCTGCTGATCGAGCTATAAGAATATCTGGTATGTTGTGTCGTGATCCAAAGTTCTGGGAGTATCTATATTCTAAAAGTGATATAGCTACCAAAGACTATGAGAGCGCTACACAATGGTTAAGGTTTTATTTAGAGTTAGAATCAAGGTCACAACTTAAAACAAATTTAATGGCGCAAAGTAAACTTGACGCTTTATATAGGGATTACACTGCATGGAAACCAATAAGCTAATACCGTATTCAGTTTATCTTCCAAGCGAGCTACATAAGAAACTTAAAACGCTTGCTAAAGATAGGAAAGCATCGGAACTAATCCGCAATGCTATTCAAATGATTATTGACGGTAATACTGTATATAACAGTGGATATAATATGGCATTGAAAGATACTATTGATATTGTCAATAGTAATGAAAGCGCAATTACAGTATCAGTGCATGGCATATTGATTGCTGATAATATTATTTCAGATATTAAATCATTGGAGTTAAGCAAATGATTGTTATTTTAAACCCAGATGAGATATTGCTTTGCCAAATGGCAGGCCGTATGAGATCTTTGATTGCTAGAACAGCTTCAGTCGTTGATGCTAAGATCGGTAATCAAGATGGCATAGATGCTGACATAATGGGTATGATGGGTGAGTATGCATTCTCAAAAGCATTTAATACATTTCCAGATTTGGGACTGTCTCCAAGAAGCGGAAGCGCTGATGGAAAAATTAAGAATAAGTCTTATGATGTTAAGACTACCCACTATAAAACAGGTAGACTTCTATGCACCTTAAAAGATAACCCA